TAAAGGGGGGGTGGTCCTAATTCAGGGACTGTGGAATTTGCTCCTTTCACCACACATACCCCCCTCATTCTGAAACAAGGAAGTATGAACTAACATTACATATGTAACTGAAAGGAAAAATATGAGCAAGAAAAAAAAGGAAACGGATATTCTTTTTAGATCTTCATTGGATGATGTTAAAGACGCAAAATTCTCTCCTGATATAGAAGGATTTACAGTTGGCTCAGAAGGACAGTTAGAAATAGAACCTGAGTGGTTTCCTGGTTCTGATGATTTCTTCTGTGTAGATCACTTCCCTTCAATCTTGAATTGTACTGAATCCGAGTATCACCAGATCCAAGCATTCTCAAACTCCTTCGGTTCCACACTTTTAAACGAAGATCCTTGGTTCCAAAAAGCTTGGACAGGAATAGAACCTTCTCGCCCTATGATCTTAGGATCTGCGGCAGAGTTATATGTCGAACTATTATCAGACTGTATAAAGGACATGAGCTTCATAGACCTTGACCGAATGAATTGGAAGGTAGGTAAGGTCTTCGAGAATGTTGTCGTTATGCCCTTGTGGGAAGGAACCGGGGCTAGAAAAAATCAGCAGGCATTCAAGAAGGACAACGAAGATAAGCTGATCATAACTGAGAAAGAATTTGACACTATTATGCTGATGCTCAAATCAGCACTCTCAAATAGTCAATTTTGGGAAAGGTTAAACGGTACTTGGCAGACTGTGATCCTGTGGATAGAAGAGGGTGTTCCTATGAAAGCAATGCTGGACCACGTGACGCAGAACTTGCTAACTAGGAACATTAAAACTCCGGGTGACTTAAAAACCACTGACGTAGGGAATCCCAAAGCATTCCACAAGAAAATGTATGACCGCAATTACGATATGCAAGCTTACCACTATACTGTGGCACTTCAGTCACTATACCCGGACGAAAAGATAGGTAATTTTATTTGGTATGTCCTAGAGACTCAAGATCCCTATGGCAGTGCAGTTTATTATGCAGACGAAGTTGTCTTAGAAAGTGGAAGAGCAAAACGTGCTCGAGCTATCGAAATTGCTAAGCAGCTTTACAAGAACGGTGAACTTGCAGAGTTCCCTAATTACTCACCTGTCATTCCTAAAGAGTTCACCCTGTGGGATTGGCAGATAAATAAAAGCCTCAGAATGGAGCAAGAAAATGAGATCCTCAACTAAGAAGCTAACCAAAGAAGTAGTACTTCAGCACTGTAATATATATGACGAAGAATTCCGGGTATCAGTTCCTGATTCTTCATTCAATCTGCAACGTACTTATGAAGTAGCTGCTGCAGAAGTTCAAAAGAATAAAAGACTTCAGGAATGCAGTATCGAAAGTATTCTTGAGTCAGTAAAGCAGGCATGTTATTTGGGACTCGAGCCGAGTTCAGTAACAGGTGAAGCATACCTTGTCCCCTATGGTAATAGGTGCACTCTAGTAATTGGATACAAAGGTCAACTCGAATTAATGTACCGGGGAGGTCATGTGACTTCGGTTTGGGCTTATCCTATATATGAGTCTGACTTGCCAAACGTGGATATTCAGCTTGGCACTAATCCCCAAGTTAAACATTCACCAAGACTCGGAGCAAGCCGGGGCGAATTAGTCGCTGTTTATGCCTGCGCAGAAATCCCAAATTCAGATCAGGTTAAATTTGATTTTATGACCCGGGAAGAGTGTGACCGGATCAGGAGTAAAAGTGCAGGAGCACACTCTAAATCTCATCCTTGGAATACAGATTATGAAGCTATGTGCTTGAAGTCTGTGATCAAGAAAATGAGCAAGACAATCAGCAAGAAGCAGAATGTTCATGCTGAACGTCTTAGTTATGCCTCTGTTGCAGCAGAGGATACTGGAGAAGGTCAGACTATAACTTTAGGCACTACTGACTTTCAAACTTTAACCAATCAAGAGGAGCAAGAAAATGACAAAGCAAAAGAATCAAGTGAAGCAGGAAGTGGACAAAGCAACAAGCCAAGTCCTATTGAAATCGACAAAGAAAATGCCCCAAGGCCAAAGCAAACCCGAGGGAGAAAAAAACCACTTGTTCAGCAAGAAGGATCTGATAGCAGCATTGAAGAGAGTGGAGAACAGGGAACTCACCTCTCAGCAGCGTAGAGATGCACTCAACGTTTATATGATAATGAAAAATAGCGAGCTTTGCAGTTCAAATCCTAGTTGCCAAATTGGTAAAAACGAGAGGTCAACATTTATCGGTGATGATATAGATTATGCTTATCCTTATTCTCACAGATATGACGAACCTTTCTCTGATAGGGGAGCCTCTGATGAATGAAGTAAAAGAGAAAGAAAAAGAGTCAGATTGGGACGAAAAACGGTGGATAAAATTCTGGAAAGACCGCAAGGAAAATCACTTAAAAATGTTGGCACGTTTGCACAAAGAAGCTCGAGGGTTAAAAGGTTCACAGTTACTTTGATTCTTGTCGTTGTGATCTATTCTTATCTCTCGTTCTATAACTTGTGGAATAGCTATTTCTATAAATTATTTCGGGACTACTTCTAAGGTCTTTTCCAGTTGAATAGCAATCAAATTCACTTAAATAATATTATGAAAGATAAAATCATCCGCTTAAATGAAGTTGAGTCTAAAACAGGGCTTTCTAAATCAACAATCTATCTTCAAATCAAGGAAAAGCAATTCCCGGATTCTGTTAATCTTGGAAAAAGGGCGGTAGGTTGGCTTGTTTCTGACATTGAAGAATGGATTGATCAAAGAGTTAAAATCAGCCGCGATATCAAAAAAAGGAATAATTATGAGTCCAAAAGAGACAGGTGAAAAGATTAAAGAGCATGAACAAATCCTTATAGAAATGAGGAAGGAAATAAGTGCTCTTGGTTACACAGTATCACAGCATCAAAGTTATTTTGAGTTGCTCCAAAAGTTATCAGAGCAGCAGAAAATAGAAGTCGTTAAAAACTAGAATTAAGTAGGTTTTAAAATGATATGCAAGGTGTGTAAAGAGGAGATTGTTAATCCTCCCGGCAAGGTTCAGAAAAGGAGAAAGTACTGCTCAGATAAGTGTGCAGATTTCAACATGAAAAAATATCAAAAGTTCTATTGGTACTCTCATGCTAAGTGGGTTCCAAGGAATTACGTGTTCTAGCTTAACGTGGACAATTATACACCCTTAAACGTTCCAAACGGGTCCACAGGGAAGGGTGACGTTTGACTAACAGGTTGTCGTTAGACTAGAGGCTAAGACAGGTGCAAGGGTTCTCTTAGTATACTTAAACGACTTGCATTTTCATTACCTGTTAAAACGATAAAGAGTGTTATCTACCAATCCAGGTTAACACTCGGAAGTTGTCTCTAGCTTAACTAATAATTAACAGAAAGGAAGGTGAAGATGTTGGCAGAAAAGAAGAAGAACCCGGGTAGACCCTTTAGTCTTTTTAAGCATTCAACTAGGGGTAGACCTAAAGAGAGTATTCAAAGAGCATTTCTGTTCTATTTAAAATACTCAAAAGCACGTCATGTTCTTAAGGTTTGTCAAGAACGTGGTATCACTATAACTCAATACTTCGATGATCTAGTTTCAACGGATCTCGATTCTAACTCTATTAGGAAGGAAAAATAAAATGGCAGGTAGAACTATTTGTAACATGTTTAATAATCCACCAGACGAGTCCACAGGAAGAGACGAATATTTCTCGGGTCAGTGGCCCTTTGGAGGGAAAATAATGCTCTGGCCTCGGAGTGTAAAGAACGAGAAGGGTGATTGGGTTGCCCCTCCTGAGAATCAGCCTCAGTGGCAACTCAAGTGGTATCCAGATTCTGAAGGTCTCTGATACCTTTTAAATTTAAACTCACGGATGAGGAATTCATATGCTCAAGGAAGAGCAGCCCAAACAACAAGACAGTTTTATAAAGTTGTTCCGCAAGGCGAAGAAGAATCCTCTATTCAAAAAGCCCCTGACATTTCATTATTTCACCTACTGTTTAATCTCAGCTTGGTGGTCTGATGAACCTACCAAATTTAATCTTGGTGGGGTTGAAGTCCTTATCCGCAAAGGTGAGTTTGCCACAACACTCAAAAGGTCAGCCTATGAAACTGGCCTGTCAATTCAGAACGTTAGGACCGCAATTAAGGCTTTAAAGCTAACAAACGTTCTAACAGAGGATCTAACAAGAGGTCTAACAAACGGTGGAAGGGTCTTAAAGGTCTGTAAATACTCGGTTTATCAAGCTCAAAAAACAGAGGCTAACAAACCTCCTAACAGACCCTCTAACAGACCCTCTAACAGACTAAGAAAGAAAGTTAAAGAAGAAAGTAATAAGAAACCCCCTATAGTCCCCCAAAGGGGAAATGTGGGAAAGGGTTTCAAAGATAATCACAGATCTAAGATTAGGAATGTGGGACTATTTCGGCAACTGATTAAGGGTTATCTCAACATAGAACCTTCTGACACAACTCTAGATAAAAGGATCAATGAAAAATATAAGCTCAACAGAACTGCTACAGAAGCAAAAGAAGAACTCCAACGAGAAGGATGTAACCAAGGACGTACTCCAGTGGGCAGCACTTCGGTCCAAGAACGTCCGGTTATTCAGGATGCAGACAACAGGCATACCCGACGGGAAGGGAGGGTTCAGAACAAACAACGAAAAGGGAGCACCTGACTTTCTTGGGGTCTATCTACTCGCAAAGATCCCTGTACTGTTTGCATTTGAAATCAAATCTCCAACAGGAAAACAAAGTGGTACGCAGAAGACTTGGCAGGAAAGAGCAGAAGAATTCGGAGTCAGTTACTTCCTTATCAGATCTTGGGAAGAAGCAGAAAGTGCGATCCAGAAACTCCACAAACAGCACCGGGGAAAAGTTGCTTGGGGGTTCCTCGGAAACAGATACCCCGAACACATTGAACTCGACAAGAAACTTTGGGCAAACTTTAAGAATTCCTCCGGGGAAGTTAAAAAAACAACTTCTTCAAGTGCTGTCCCAAGTCCAAAAAACAAGAAGCAGCCTGACAAAGTTCAAGACAACCCGGGAGGCTGAAGAGTTTGAATCTGAAATCAAGAAGTATCTTCCTGAGAATATCGGAGTATTTATTATCCGAGACACTGAAGTAAACTGCTATGAGATAATTTACAGGACGAAGGAAGACAAGCAGCTTGAAGAGAGAAGAATTAAACAGTTTCAAAGAGCATTCATAAATCGTTTGAAAGTTGATCAGGATATCAAAGATGAAATCAAAAGAGCAGAACAAAGAGCCTACTTCGCTAAAAAAAACAAAGCAAACAAGCGAAGGAAAGAAGCTCAAGAGTTTGAAAGGTTTAAGAAAGAAGAGGACGCAGGAACTAAAAGACGATCCTGAGTTCTGGTCACAAGTCTGGATGATGTTTGAAAACGGTGCTAATGCACTGACTATAGCTCAAGCATATGACATTCCAAAGATGTCGATCTACAGGTGGGTTAAGGAAGATCCTGACAAGGAAAAGAAGGTTGAAGATTACAGGCATATGCGGGCAGACGGTTCAGCAGACTCAGTTGCACAAAAGGCAGACAGACTCGAGGAAGTGTTTGAGCAACAGATATCTGAAGGTAAACCAAATCCTGCCCTTGGTAACCTGATATTCCAAATGAGAACTTGGGACGCAAAAACCGGAAATCCTGACCGCTATGGAGACAAAAGGAAGTTAGAAGTGACTCAAGAAACTAGGGTTCAACATGTGCAGCAACTC